GATAAGCGTTGCCATAATCTTGTTTTTTTAGTAGTTGTTGTTTCTGTTTGACGATGCAAAGATATATCAAATTTTATATACCACCAAATATTTCAGCAAAAAAATATCAAAAAAGATATATTTTCATGGTTTTCGGTAGGTTTTGACCCCGAAAAACACGAAAAAGCCGCCACGATCATCGCTGACGGTGACGGCTCTCATTAACCAATATTATTAACCAAAAACTAACAAAAAGGCTGGCTCACCGATTCACATCGCCCACCAGCCCATCAGTCCTAAGATTAAACCCCTCCTTTCGGATTTAAAATGAAACAACTGTCTATCAGAATATCCTTATGCCTATGCCGAGACCGACATATGGTTCCCAGGTCTTTGATTTGAACCCATATCCGTAGCCGCCCTGCAAGCCCACGCTGAACCTGTTGGGAGGCTTGCTTTTGGTGACGGTCTCGGTGATGTATTCGGTCTTTTGGTACACCTTGATGGAATCCAGGCTCGGTTCGTATCCTGACACCCATGCGTCATAGTCCTTGCTGTGGTAGTGTTTGGACTCAATCGGCACTTCAACCAACACCGAATCTTGCGGAATTTTCGCGGAAAAACTCGCGGAATTCACGGAATCTTTTCCGTGGCCGACATTTTCCGTGACAACTCTGGTCAGCCACTTGTACTCTGTTCTCACCTTCTCCACGCTCACAGGCTTTGGGTAGTAGTGTGGAATTGTGTCAGTAATGCGCAGCGTGTCCCGTGTGACGTTTTCAATGACTGGCTTATCGTAGATAGCCTTGCCCGAGAAAAAGCCGCACAGGAGGCCGAGAATCGCCCCGACGACGAATACAATGAGATGTGTCTTGTCTAATATCATAACGCGTCAAGTATTGCGGCGATAAGAAAGACGGCTGCAACACCCATCGCAATGATGAGCGTTATACAGCCGCCGCCTAATATCGCCCGTTGTTCGTCTTCCATGTTACAAGTCTTTATACTCAGTCTTCGCATCAAAGCAAGGACACGCCTTGTTCGCAAACTCACGATGCCCGTGTATGGTCGCCTTCGGGTAGAGTTTCTTGAGCTTCTTCAAGAGGTCAACCAGTGCCGCCTTCTGTGCAGGTGTACGGGTGTCTTTGGGTGTTTTGCCATCTTTCATGACCCCTCCGACATAGACAACGCCGATGCTGTGCTGATTGTGGTACTTGCAATGCGCACCACTGATGTTGACGTTGCGACCCTCATGGACGCTGCCGTCAAGATACACGACATAGTGATAGCCGATGTCGCTCCATCCACGCTCTTTGATGTGCATACGACGGATAGCATCCACCGTCATCGGCTGACCCTCACGGGATGCAGTACAATGCACGATAATCTCGTTAATCACACGCTTGGATTTCTTCAGGTCGCTCGGCAGCTTGTCAATGACCGCCCAAGTCTTCTCGCCCACGATGCCATCTGGAGTGAGGCCGTTGTCTAACTGGAGTTGCTTGACTGCTTCTTCAGTCAACCGCCCGAATATTCCATCGGGGTAAAGATGTAGTTTTTCCTGAAGGCGTTTCACATCATCGCCTCGCATCGCTCGTTTCAGTATCTTCATATGTTCTCCTCGTTTTTAGATTCACATGATTTGTCAATAATATGCTTTGCGATTTCCACCGCCTGCTCACGCTGCATCGCTTCTGCCACCACCTCAATGGCATGGGCGATGTTCTTGCGTGTCTTCTCCTCTGCCTTCTCGTGCATCGACCAGATCTCCACGATGCAGAGAGTTATGGCCACGAGTATGGATGCCAGTGGCACACAATGCACGCTGTCGCTGAACTGCGCCCAAACGAAATGAATAAGCGTATCAATGCCAGCCGATATGAACAGCACTCCCTCGTATAGTGCGAACTTGGTGATGCTGCGTGAGAACAGATAACTTGTCCGTGCCTCGCCTCTCAACTTGGCCTTGCGCCAGCCGAATGCCGCATCCATTGCCATCGCACCGATGACCACGCACATGGCCACGACCACTATCAGGTACATGATTGGCAAGCCCTGCAATATGTGTGTGTAGTTGCTCATGACGGTGCCTGTTCGTAGGGATAATAGTCCATGTCTTTGGCTTGGCCGAGGTCGTTAATCGTGCTACCGACACGAACAACCTTGACAATCTTGTTCACTGTGTCGAAGCCGTACACATTGAAGCAATCCTGTGTCATCGTTCCTTCAATCCTCGGCATATCGCCGACCTCGTTGCCATAGGAGTACCTACCGCTACCGAACAATACTCCGTTGTTGTTGTAATCGGGAGTCAAGCAAGAGCAAGGGCACATCAGGTACAACTGATTCGGGTGAACTGACGAATAGCCAATCATGTCGTGATGGCTGTGGCCGACCAAGTAGCAGATGAACGAGCCAGCACCGCTGAAGTTCGTAGCCACGGTCACCGTGGCATCGTCATTGTCAGCGATGGCGAATGATGTGCTGATGTTGACACCTGTGCGGAAAGCCTCGATGATGTCCTCGATGATTGTGCCAGTATATGCTGTCGCACCGTGGTAGTTCCATTGGTAATGACGTTGCCAGAAACGCTTGTTGCCCGAGTTGACAATGTCTTTCTCTTTTCCGTGCATCGCAACGATGACCGCCGTGGTTGAAGGAGTGTTTGCCAGCACGTTGATGAACCAGTTGATCTGCGCCTGGGTGAAGTGGAAATCAACACCAATCTTCGCCCTGTCGGTGGTCGTGATGTCATACTGATTCAGCACGATGATGCGGATGGTGCTGATGATGGGCGATGAGGCATCCCTGCCATTGTAAGTGCCGTTGCCAGCCTCATTGTTGTTGTTCGGATAATCAACGTAGTAGTAGAGATGGTTCGAGTCGGTGGTTTGAATGGACGTGTTGCGAGTGGCCATCTTGAACTGACCATCCAGTTGGGCATTGGTGATGCCGTAGCGGTCATGGTTACCAGCGACAAGCATAATCGGCTTGGTGATATCTGCCGCATCCAGTTCGTCCATCATGTAGGCCACCTCGGTGATGCCAGCCTGTGCAGCGAAGTCGCCAGTGTTGATGATGGCTTGGATGCCGCCGACACCCTCTGCGAAGTCAAGGAAGTTCCGCCAACGCACCTTGTCAGTGTGGAAATCGCTGCCGTGGGCGAGGCAGAAGTTGTTGGCTGTGTTACGGATGCGTGAGTCACCTGCGCTGCCTGTGACGGATTGCAGAATGTGCTTTTTCGCAGCATAGATTCGCTGGACGGCATCTTGGTTGCGCCCGATGACGGTGTTGTCACCGCCACCACCTCCACCTTGACCGTTATAGAGTTCGCTGAAGTTATCGTTGATTTTACCTGCGGCCACGCTGCCGCTGTCACTTGAGGATATTGTTTGCTTTGCCATAATTATTGAACAGAATCAGGTAATGTTAAACCAAGGCTATACCGCTCGTTGTCCACCTTCTGGTTCGCGAGCATCTGCGCTGCGGTGAGTTTGCCACGATAGATGCGGATGGCATAGATGTCGCCGTGGAAGAGGACTGCTGGGCTGTTGCTGGTAGAACAAGCACAGCCGATACATATCGGGCCACCGTTACCGCCAGCGCCAGAGTTGACCGCATAGTCTGTGGCCTTGGCTCCCGTCTTCCTTGCGATAGACGCACCCTTATTGACTGCGACATCGTTGTTCATGCCGACAAGGTAGAATTCATTGACCGTGTTCGTCATGTCCCACGTTCCGTTGTTTGTGCCGCCAGCGTTCACACCGCACAACCAGTCACCATTGGTGGTGTCGTGTTTGGATACGAAGAAGATACCTGTTGGTGTCTCGGTCTTTCGCTGCGTGCCGATGAAAATGCTCGCACGGTTGAAACCGCTGGGTGACGAGAATGCCGTAGGCTTGTACACCACCTCGATGGTGCAGTTGTCAACGGGGATGTCGTCCATCGTGTCATTCGGGTTGTTGAGACCTTTGTTCGCGGTATTGTAATTCCCGAAATTGAATGTCCAGCAATGCTTGGTGGCATCTGCGAAGATGTTGGATTCTCCGCCATAGTTGCTCACGCTCTTGCCGCCGATGCGGTCAGTCCAAGACGAGTCGCCAGACTTGACACTCATACCATCCCACCAGTGCAGAAGTTCACCACCTTCAGGCTCTGCATAGGGTATGGCCTCCGATGCTGCGACTGCGATGCTGATGCTCTGCGATGTGCCGTCATGTGTAATCGGCACGGTGTATGTCTGCCCGTCATGGGTGATAGTGCCTACCGATGCGCCGCTGATTGTGATGCCCGATGCCTTGATGCCGTAGTCCTCATTGGCCACGAACAGCAGGTTGACCGTACCGCCGCTGGCCACTCCCGACGGGTTGCTACTGCTTGCCGAGCAGTTGGTCATCGTTCCGTAGGTGATGGGTATTGTCGCAACGGCTGATGCAGCCACATTCAGCGTCATGTCACTGCCTCCCATAGCGATGGCCACTGAATAAGTGCCGTTGCCCAAGTCGGTGACGGTTGCCCCCGTTGTTGACGAGGTCACCGATGTAAGGGCATATCCGTCGGCAGGTTCAACGACGAGGGTCAGCGTGCCGCCCTCTTCAACGAGTATAGTGTCACCATTGGACTTGGCAACTCCGTTGTGCTTGACAACGGCATGGGAGAGCGACAATGCCAGCGTGACGGTGTGCTTGGGTGCGCCCCAGTCAAGGTCAGGCAGAATGTTGGCGATGGGAGTTTTACCGTCCCAAAATGCGATGTTACCAAGTGCGGCATAGACGGCTTGCAACCTCGCATAGACGTAGTCTATCTGGTCACGCAGCCGCTTTCCTTGATTTGCACCGAGGACATACACCCTGCTTGACGTGTCCGTAGTGCCTCCGTTGAGGTTGTTCACGCTCTCAACACCATCGGCACTCGCCACACCGCTGTTTCCGTCTTGTCCTCGCAGATTGCCGAGGTCAACATCCCCGTTGGCATCGGGCAGGTGTTTCGTGCCTCCAACGGTCACCGACTCTACCGTGCCGAAGTCGCCAATCATTTCCTCAACGTCTTCCTCGGTCACGAATCCGCTAACATCGGGAATCACACCACTGGCGATGTCGCTTGCAGGGATGCCGCTTGCAGGTTTTTGGTAGGCTGTAGCCCCAGCCGCCGCACCCGTGCGGATGCTTGCAAGGTCGGTGATGGTGTCTTGCTTGGCGGTGTCGTGAGGATGAATGTGGTCTTCACGGGCATATTTGGCGGATGAACCGACAGCAGCCGTGCCGTCCATAGAAGGAGCAGCCGTCGCAGGTTCCACAACCGTACCCTCGGGAACGTCCTCAATCGTGATGAAGCCGCTATCGTTGGTCAGGTCGCTTGTCTTGCTCGGGATGGGGGTGTAGGCAGGGAGCGCACCGACTTCCTGTGCCGTATAGTCAGGCTTGTTCGGCTGCTTTGCCCACAATGGAACGGTTGGGTCGGTCTCGGTGAATGACTGCAAAGCTGTGTCTGCCTTGCCGAGACTGGTCTGCACGTCAGGCGCAAGGTCGGCCTTGGGGATGCCGCCAACTGGAGGCGTGTAACCGCCTTCGCCGATTTCGTCCTCCATCTCGGCCAACTTGGTGGGCAGGTCTTTGCCGTCATTGAACTTGACATCACTGGAAAGGATGTCGTAATCGACGGGGTTGCCGTTTTCGTCGTATATCTTTAAAACTTTGTCTAATGCCATGTTTTCAGTCCTTGATATTGATATTTACGTTGGTATTGGTTACATCGACCTGGGAATCGCCGTAACCTGCACGCAGGTTTACCGAATCGTCGCCAAGGTCGGCATTGAGGCCACGCCCGGCGAAGAGGCTGACAATGCCGTTGCTGATGACAACCGCAGATGCGCGGCTGTTGATGATGGGATAGTAGGCATCCACATCGAAGTCATCACTTTCGTATATCTGGCCAGCCTCAGTGCTGTCCACGATTGTGAGAATCTGCGGATACTTCAGTCTCATGTGTTGGCCGTCTTCAGTGTCATAATACACCTCGATGTCATACACACCACAGGGCAGATGCCCCTTGTCGGTGAAGAACACGAAATCGTGTGCAGGGCGTACCTTGTACTGGCGCACGAGGATGCCACGGCGCAGCACAACCCAAAGCTCGCTGAGTGCATCGATATTGTCAACCGTGCTGGACGAGCCGTCATGCAATACGGCATTCACTTCCTTGACGGGGAAACCGATCATAATCTCGTTGCCTTGGATATGTAAGATTTTCGTCTTTGCCATAGCCTAATCCCCCACTGCGATGATGCGGCACCTCGTTTGACGTGCCGTGTGTTTGGTTTGGTCATGTTGGTTCGCATATTGCAGACACTCGCCAAGGTAACGCTCTGCCACGTCCATCGTGTCGTTGTATCGTTTCAGTTCGGCATCGTTGACGTGGTAGGCATATTGGTCGTTGTGCTGCATCGCACCAGCACGGGCGATGATGGCACCGTCATTGCGCAGCATCTTGGCATAGACGAAATATGCCAGTGCCTTGCGCAGTCCGTTGCAGTAGCGGGCCTCGCCGTCTGTGCCGCACCCGCAGCCATCCGTGGTGTCATACTCGCCGCCATCCAGCAGGACGGACGGCTTGAACGTATCATCGTAGATCGTTGACCAATCGGCTGCACACGGGTCGGTCATGGTGGCCAGTTTGACAGTCGGCCAGCCGATGGCCGGGATGATGTACACATCCTCACACTCACGGATGAACTGCGCCACCTCGTCATCATCCACATGGACACTGACGGGTCGTGCCAGTTCACGGAACTGCTCCGGCCAAATCAGTAGTTGTCGTTTTTCGTTATACATGGTTAATTCCGGCATATTGGATGGGTAAAATCGTCGTGTCAGCATTACGCAGAATCGGCTCATGCCATACAGCAAGCACTTTGGAAAGTCCGCGCTGGATGAACCGCTGCTCGTTGACCACCTCGCCCGCATAGTATGTGTAAGCATCGGCCATCACGTCACCGCTGAAACCCAGCTTGCCGATGCGGATGGCATAGAAAAGCTCCTGATGGAACTGCGCATAAATTCGCTCAACGACCGAGGCATCCGTGGCGGTGAAGTCCTTGTCATAGTTGTTGGCGGTAAACGGCACAACTTCGGGTTTGTCCTCGTCGTTCTCCAGTTCGACAAGCAGCAACTTGCCCACACGCTCGTCACCTTGGAACGCAGCCAGGTCTTCGGGGGTGATGGTCGGTGAGCTGATGTCGTTGCCATTCTCGTCGAACTTAGGCACACCACGTTTTGTGACCAGCATGGCCGATGTCAAGAAGTTGTTGCGGGCATTGCGATTCTTAATGTTACCAAGACCCTCCTCGGTGCTCATGTCGCTAATCACGGCATCGTAGATTGGTGTCGGGTATATGCCTCGCCCGGCCATCGAACACCAAAGTATCTGCCCGTTGTAGCGGTCTATGCCCCCAACCATCATGATTTGCTCACGCACGGCATCTGGATTTGGATTAAAGACATTGAACCGCTCGACGTGTTTTTCATCCACCGTGATGCGCTGCCCGTTGCGGGTCTTCCTGCCAATCCAGTCAGTGTGCGTGACGATGTGCTGCACATGGCCAGCATCGTCACACTCTTCAAGTCGGCACCGCTCAAACGGCACATGATTGATTTCAACCACCTCGCCCAACAGGTTGTAGTTGACATGCAAAGAGAAACCCGCATACCGTGCGACATCCTGTGCAACGAGTTTGAGGATATCGTCAGCCGTGTCGCCCTGCTCGTTCAAGATCTTACCAGACAAGCCGTCCATGAACCCGTTGCCCTCGACGAACTTGCAGTAACGGGACAGGCAAAGTTCTGCCGTGCCACTGGCGGCTGCAATCCTTGTCAAGTGTTGGGGATAGAGGTTGTCCCTACCCCATGCCTGTAGATTCAGCTGCTGGTGGTACGACGTATCGAATCTTGGCGCAGCCTGTTTTACCTGTTGTACGTTCATTTGCGTTTTTTGCGTTTTGAGCCGCCTTTTACGGCCTTCTTTCGGCTCGGGTGAACAACTTGTTTGGTCGGCTCTTTCGTCGCCTGTGCGGGCGTTTCTGCCGTTTCCTCTGGGATGCGGTCAAACATCACGCGCTTTTTCGGGAAACGCTCAAGATAACGACGGGCAACATCGTTGGTGAGGTTGGCATTGGTGTAGATTTCCCCGCCGTCGAAATCACCGCAGCGGATGATGAAACCAGCCCTCATGTGGTAATCACATTTCTCTCTCATCTTTTGTTCCTTTCTCAGTTTCAGTGCCATCTCGATGACGGCATCGTGGTAACATCTTTGGCAAGCGGTTCTGCGGAACGGTTTCCCCAATATTTCGGGGTACATCTGCGCAATCAGCCGCTTTTGCTCTACGGAAAAGGGGGCATTTCCATGCCCCCTTAACTCCTGAACTCTATCGAGAGCCTCTTGGTATGTCATAGCGGTGATGACTTACTGGGCAGTCTCCTTCAACGACTCATAAGCGGCCTCGGTGGTGGCAGCGTCGGTGTTGTACAGGAACATCGCACTGAAACGGGAGCCAGTCTCCTGAAGGTTGACCAGCCAGCCGCC